TTCCTCAGGGAACGGTCGTGCCGTCCTGTTTGATGCTAGAGCTCAGGCGAGTGGTATGCAGATTCGTCCGATGTTGGATGAAACTGTTGAGTCTGCGTATGCGGGTGCTGTTCCGTATGATATGGCTGGCGAAGATTTTGATTGGGCAGCCGACTTTGAGGCTGCCACTAGCAAGCCGAAGCAGGCTGGTCGGCCTCGAAAGAAGGTGTGATGGCAACATTGCAGGATTTGCGTGATTTTGTGCGGACACATGCTGATGCGGATTCAACGGATGCACCTGATTCGTCGTTGGATGTGTATGCCCGTATCGCCTACAACGATATTCATACCCGCACCAGTTTCCCTCATTTGCAGGTTGTGTACACGTTCACGACAGTTGCTGGTCAAGATCAGTATCCGTTCACGTCGTTCACCCCGTCAAACGATTTGGATAAGGTCACTTCGGTTATTGATACCACTAATTTGGGTCGCCGTTTGATCTACATGTCTGAGTCGGATGCTGATTTGGCGTTTGGTGCACCTATTGGTGCGACCAGTCAGGTCGCTAACGCATATACGGTTCGTGATGGGATACTGATTTTGTATCCTAAGCCGTCGATTAATGCGAAGGTGTATACGGTTCGTGGTATCCGTAAGCCTGCTGTGTGGCCCACCAGTGCTGGTTCAACACCTGATTTGCCTGTGCCGTTGCATGACGCTATCGCCTGGTACATGTTGTCCTCCTATTTTATGTCACAGGAAGATTTGCAGATGGCTGGCATGTATTTGCGTGAGTATGAGGCGATGGTCGAAAAGTTTGTTCGGAACGAATCATTCAAGGATTACGGTGCCCGTAATCATGTGATGGGCGGTCAGAACTATAAGAACCCTGATTTCACTCGTTGGGTGCGAGGAATGTTGGAGTAATGGCTAAGGGACAGTTGCAGGTACAGTATTTCAACGATTTCACTGGCGGGTTGAACAACAAGCAGCAACGCCAGTCTTTGGCGTTGAATGAATCCCCTGACTGTCAGGATGTTGTGTTCAACGCTAGGGGCGGTTTCAGTTCTAGACGAGGGTTTAAGACTGCTGCTACCCAGTCGGCGTTGGATGGTGGCTACATTGGGGGCCAGTTTAGTGCTGGTACTGAGGTGTTGTGGGGTATTGATAAGAACGGTTATTTGTGGACTTGGAATGGTTCCGCATATAATGGTGCTACTACTAGTTCTCCTGCGGATATGACACGGGTTGTTACGTCTGCTGTGTGGGGTAACAAACTGTATTTTGCGAACTGGTTGAATAGCGGTTCGTTGTTGATGCGTCATTGGAATGGTAATTTGATTTTCGGGTTCACAACTCTTGGAAATACTCCTAATGATGATTACACAACTCCGACTGGTGGTAATGCTCCGCTGGCACGTTTGATTGCTGATCATTCAGGTCACATGTGGTGGGCTGACACTGTTGAGTCTGGCACCAGGCATCGTTCTCGGGTGCGTTGGTCGCACCCGTTGCAGCCTGAAGATTTTGCTACAGCAGACTATTTTGATATTGAACCTGATGACGAAACAAATCAGATCACTGCGTTGGTGCCGTTCCAAGAAATGTTGTTGGTGTTTAAGAAGCGTGGCGTGTTTGCCATCTACGGTTATGAGCGTGAAACGTTTGTGGTGCAACGTTTGTCGTCGGTTGCTGGGGTTTCCTGTCAGCAGGCTGTCACTACGAATGCTGGTGTAGCGTACTGGTGGTCGGTTGACGGCAACGTGTATGCGTTTAACGGTCGAGGTATTGTGCCTATTGGTGAACGTATCAGTAACGTTGTGTCTGAAGGTATTGTGGTTGACGGCTGTATCACCAACAGGGTTGCGTGGATTCAAAACCAGTTGTGGGTTTCATTGCGTAAAGTTGATGATACCAGGATCATGTTTGTGTATGATCCTGTGGTTGGCGAGAATGGGGCTTGGTCCCGTTTCAGTTATGCTCCTACTAGCATGTTTTGGCATCGTGGTGCTACGAATGAGGTGCCGTTTACGCTACTGAATCAGGGTGGTTTGTTTGATTGGGGTGATGAAACTAAGGAGGTTGACACGCTTTTTGGTACAGATATCCCGATTCCTGCATATTATAAGATGGCTTGGTTTACTGCTAAGGATGCTGGGTTGCGTAAGAAGTGGTCTAGGCCACATATTACGGCAGCATGTAATGATGCTGCCGTGCTAAATATTGATGTGTACTATGATTTTGTTGAGTCTGGTGCTGTGAAACAGTTGACGTTGACTATTGATTCACCGTCGCTGGCTTCTGGCATGTTGTGGGATGATGGTACAGGTTTGGTTGGTGGCGACTGGGGTGATCTGTGGTCTGGTACTGGTGATCCTGTGTACGAGTTTCAACGTATCCCATCATTGGGTCGTTCTAATGCTGTGCAGCTACGTTTCGAGATGAAGCAACATGCTTCTCGCTGGTGGGTTGACAGTGTAACTATTCCGTTCTATGCGAAATCTTATAGATGAGAGGTTGAGATGGCTGCTAATGTTGCTGTGACATACAATTTTGTTGCTGGTACTCCTGCTGTGGCAGATAATGTGGACCAAAACTTTGCTGACATTGTGACGTGGATCAACACGAACGCTGTCCATTTGGATGGTTCTAAGGCGTTCACTGGGGCACCAACGTATGCTGCTGATCCTACTACTGCTAACCAGTTGGCCCGCAAATCATATGTGGACAGTGTGTCTGGTAGCCCTGTTGGTTCTGTGATCATGTTTGCGGGTGCTGCTGCACCCACAAACTATCTGTTTTGTCGTGGGCAGGCTGTGTCGCGGTCGACGTATGCAACTTTGTTTGCGTTGGTTCGAACCACTTATGGTGCTGGCGATGGTTCTACGACGTTTAATCTTCCTAATTTGCAAACCAGGGTTGTTGCAGGTTTGGATGCTACTGGTTCTCCTGAGGCAGAGTTTGATGCGTTGGGTGAAACTGGTGGTGCTAAGACGCACACGTTGACGACAGCTGAGATTCCTTCGCATACACATACGATTGATGCCCGTGAAAACCCTGTGTCAGGTAGTTTGGGTTCGTTGGGTTTGTCGAACGCTGGTGGAACTATTACCACTAGGACCAGTAATGCTACTGGTGGTGGTGGTGCTCACAACAACTTGCAGCCCTACATCGTTTTGAACTATATCATCAGGGTTCTGTAATGTTTAGTGTTAACCCTAGATATATTGGTGAAAGTGTTCAACGTGAGTTGAACACGTTGTGGCGCACTTTGCTACCGTATTGTGGTGCTTTCTATAATGATGCAACTATTACGAATGGTTCTACTACGGTTGCTCAAACGGTTGCGTTGCCTGCCACCTGGATTTCTAAGGGTGTGTCGATCACTAATTCGACGGAGATTCGTTTCAAATATTCGGGTGTGTATGATGTAGCGTTTTCTGCACAGCTAGATAAGGCTAGTGGTTCTGCTGCTGATGTGGATATTTGGATTGCTGTGAACGGCGCTGATGTGCCGTCCACGAACACTAGGGTCACTTTGCAAGGTTCGTCTGCAAAAGTTGTTGCTGCTTGGGATTATATGATTCAGGTGGAGGCTGGAGATTATGCTGAGATTAAATGGTTTTCTTCTGACGCTGATGTTGAGATGGCTGCGTTCACGGGACTGACCAGTCCAACTCGGCCTGATGTTCCGTCGATTATTGTGACCGTGTTGCCTGTGTTGGGTTTGCGTCCTCGGGGGTGACGAGAAAGGATTATATGTAATGGCTTTATATGATTTTGCTACACGTCGTGCCGATTTGCAAAACAGGTTTGCTGCGGACACGTTGGCTGCCCAACAGGGTCGCATGTTGGGTCAGCAACGCTTTTCTCGTCAACGTCAGGAAACCACTAAGGGTTTCCGTGAAGCGTTCCCCAGGTTTACGGGCCAGTGGGCACGCAGGTTGGGGTCTGGTGTGCGGTCTGGTGTGTTCGGCCAGCAGTTAGGTCAGAATGTTGGTGGCTATCGGCAGCGTATGGCTGATATTGATTTGGGTGAATCCCAGTTGTTGGGTGGGTTGACTCAGGAGGATGTGTTGCGTCGTACCGCATTGGAGAATGCGTTGCGTGCGCTAAGTGAAGAGGAACAGATGTTCAGGTTGCAGGGGAGGTTGCGGTAATGGCTAGGGATGATGAGCGGGGATATCGTTATGGGCCACCGAAGCAGCTTCGACCTCGGGCTACTGACATGTTTCGGATTCCTCCGAAGCCAAAGGTTGAATATACGGGTCGCCCAACGGCGACCGATATGCAATATCGTCTAGTTGGACCGATACTTCAACAGGCTGCTGCTGGGATGCCGCTAGCCCCATTGGCTCCTTCAACACCTGCACCTCGCCCAACTGGTGGCGGTCCTAGCGGTGGCGGTTCAATGCGTTACGGCGGTGGTGGTGGAGGTATGGGTTCTGCTGCTAACAGGGCTGCTATCAATGAAGCTATCAAAGCGATGACTGAGGCCGCTACGGCCTCTCAGGGCCGTATCGGTGAACTGTATGGTGGTGCAGGAACACAGCTTGCTGACATGGCTGCACAGTATGCTGCCGCTCAACAGGCGTTGGGTCAGGGGGCTGGACGGACGTTGGGTGCGTTTGGTGTCACTGGTGAACAGATGAATCCGATGGGTATGTCGGCTAGTGACTATTTGACGAGCCAGCAGGGCGTGTTGACTGGTCTTAGTGCTGCCCAGCAGGCACAGTTGGA